TTGTGTTTACCAATTTCACCACCCGCCCTATCCTTATTTACGCTTCCTAACTACTGCTGGAAACGGTTGATCCAGGACTTCTCTACGATACCTTGCAAAAGTCACCGAAACGTCCGTAGAGGCTGAGTTAGTAGGTTTAAATACATTATCTAAAATGTAGATATTCCTACTCTTTAAATAAGACATAGACTTCTGAAGTTTCTCATTCATAAAGTTTGCCTTTATAAGTCTCGGAAAGTTTTTTAAGATACTCCGAAACCGTTTTGTCTTCGATCATAGACGCTGCGGTTTCGATCTCCTGACACAAAACTTTTAGATAGTCTCTCAGTCTGTCGGTTCTCATCTCAGGATTTACCACGGGATGTCATCCTTCATAGTGTTTACAGTTCCTTTCGCGGGAGGAGCCTCACCACGGCCTTGAACTTCTTTCCCGATCTTCATACGGACGAACGGGTTTCCGTTACGGTCGGTCTTTTTGTAGACATCCAGGTAACAAACCTTACCGTCTGGTAGAACAACTTTCCCTCGGAAGTCTGCATGCCAGTCCTCCTTTTTCTCGTTGAGAAAAGCAGAACCTTCGCCTGGTTTCATTTCGTATGCCATGTGAAAAACTCCTATTTATGTGTCAATTTGAAAAACATCTCGTCTACTTCATCTAAGAACTGGATCGCAGCTAACTCTACTTCCTTCAATTCCTCCTTACTCGGAGTGTAAATCTTGTGAAACAACTGCATGTCTTCAGGTAGTCTGTTATCAAACGCAACAAAATGTATGAAGTCTCGTTTGGTACAAAGCGCCTGAACGCACATCTGCTTCTTGTGATTCTCTGGAATCTCATCTTTTAAAATGTATTCCAGCATCGTCTTTTCAGTAGGGCATTTAACTTCAATCAACCCACCGTCTGACGTAAAACCATCTGGAGAACAACCGAAATTATCAATCACCGGATGATTCACAAAACCTACGTCTTCAATAAGAATACCCGTCTTTTGTTCAAATGTCTCCTTTGCTAAAGGCTCTGTCTCAATTCCATGTTGCATCGCATCATTTACATACTTTGAGACGATGTTGTTAGTAAGCCTTTCTAAGAGGATTTCCTTCTTGAGTTCATAACGTTTAGAAGACTCCTCTGGAGCCTTCCCTGCCTTCCCCTTGAGGAAGGACATGGCATCGTTCATCCGAGAAGCGGTGAGCTTCCCTGTACGTTCTGAGTGCCATTGTCCAGTCCCCTGAAGCTCGTTTCTTTCTCTCATTTGAGAGTACCTTTGAGTTTGTCTTTAACGTCATTTACCAATAGACGTTCGTCAGGGGTCATTTTTGTCCATTCTGCTTGCATGGAACTCAGGTCTTCGCAAGACTCCAGGATAAACGTCAAGGTTTCTTTATCCCTAGTTCCAGCCGCTGGTTTCTTGGGTTCCGGTTTGGGCTTGGAAGCTGCGTTACCGTCATCATCTTCTGGGGCGATACCACAGGCCGCTTGTAGAGAGTAACGACGAGCATAGGTCAGAGCCGATCCGTAGCCCTGCGGGTCTTGCTTGGAAGCTGGAACGTGCAAGCGACCGCCGGACATATGCTCCCCAGACTCATGTATAAACATTGTTTCTACAATAACCCCGTCTTCACATGGGTGGGTGTATTGCATCAGGAAGATACCGTTGTTATTAAGAGCGTCGATCACAGCTTCGACACAGGCATCCAGAGCCGCGTATTTAGACCGAAAGTGCGGGTTAGTAGCGGTTTTAAGTGCCGGCCCGAACTCTTTTTGGGCTTTTACGAGTGCTGCTGCGATTGCTTGCATGACGTTTCCTTGTAGTCGTTTAAGATTTGAATCATTCGTTCTTGAATGAAATTGCTAGTCCAGTAGATTGCGTTTGGGTTGTCTTTAATGTATTGAGCCAATCCGCAAAAACTACCTAGAGCTGTCGCTTGTTTGTCAGTCATTCTTTACCCCAAGGGCACTTAAGAGCTAAACAGTGGATTTCGGTGTACCAATAGTCTTTGGTTCCGAAAGGGTCTTTTTCTACACGCCCGTATTCACACTCTGAACACTTTGGAATCTTGCAGCCTCCGCTACCAGGACGGTGCGGGAACTTGTAAACAGCACAATTACAATTCATGTTGTCTCCTGTTTTTCTTCCGGTCTTCAGGTTTTCGACCGTGGAGACATTTTGATTGTAGTTTAACAGTATGTCAACAACTATTTTCGCTTAATAATCAATAGACTATAAAAAAGTTTACTTTTGACTATTTATTGATAGTTTTTTCACTCCCTCGCTAACCCGTGAAAAACCACCCAAGCTACCCTTGAAGCCACCCTTGAAGCTACCCTTGAAGCCACCCTTGAAGCTACCCTTGAAGCCACCCTTGAAGGGTAGGTAAAGCCTCTGATATGAAATGATATGAAATGACGGAAATACGTTGACATTTTCAAATTCGTGTTTTAGCATTGCTGTGCCTGTGAAAAACAGGTCGCTCTGTGGCGGAGTGCGAGCAAAGTAAAACCCTTTACGCAGGGGTTTTGGTCAGGAAAGCGACTTTACTTTGCTTGCGCTTCTCCTAGCCACGACCTGAACCCCGCCGTAAAGGGTTTTTTCATTGGATCGGCATCAATGCGGAACGTCGGTGGTTGATGCTTAAATAACCCCGTTACACGAGCGAACCAAAGCGGGGAAGGTGGGCTAAGACTAGAGCCTGGTGGTAGCGGAAAGAACTGCGTTGTTTGCCTCTATCCGTTTAAGTCTGGTCAGCGCAAAGCGACGGCATGGCTCCGAAGGGCAAGTCGCAAGCGTGGCGAAACTGTGATTCTGTCACGGTATGGCTGCGCTTTGCTCTAACATTCACCAAAGGGCAACTATGAAAGAACAATCAAATAAAATTATTAAATACTTTATATACAAAAAATGTTTTGAATGTGGATTAAGTTTTCAGCCAACAAAGCATAGAAAATACGTTTCATTCTGCGGAGAAAATTGTTTTAAAAAATACTTTGAAAAAAAAGATTGACTTTGTTTAAAGTCATAACTTATCTTAATAAAAGCCAAGCCGATAGTGGCTGTAACTTGCGACCTATTAAACGCAAAAAAACATCGGCAGCAGGGGCGGCTTACCTTCATGCCGTGACCCTGCACCTAAAAATAAATGTTGACATTGTTAAAAAACAAGGTTTATCCTGAAGACTCTTAAACGGAGGACACATGGAAGACTTTGATACGTTCTGGAAATCTTACCCTCGTAAAGTCGCAAAGGGTGACGCAAGAAAGGCATGGACTCAAACAGAAAAGATCCGGCCTTCACTTGATTTAATCCTGGAGGCGATTGAGAACCAGAAAAATACTCAACAGTGGATCGAGAATGGAGGGATTTACATTCCTTACCCTGCGACTTGGTTACGACAGGAAAGATGGGATGACGAAGTAAAAATAGAAGTTCCTAAAGCGTTGAGTAAAACGATGGGTGCGATTGTAGCTCTTGAGGCGTGGAAACGAGGATCATGAATGAGCTGGCTCTTTTCGCAGGTGCTGGTGGAGGAATACTTGGGGGAAAACTTCTCGGATGGCGAACCGTCTGTGCCGTCGAGTGGGAACCCTACCCAGCAAGCGTACTGTGCGCCAGACAAAATGACAAAGTTCTCCCGCCTTTCCCGATTTGGGATGACGTTCAGACCTTTGACGGAAAACCGTGGCGAGGAATTGTTGACGTTGTATCTGGCGGATTTCCATGCCAAGAAGTCTCCATTGCCAAAGATATGTGGAAACGAGAAAAAGGGCTTGACGGAGAACAATCAGGACTGTGGACAGAAATGGCCCGTGTCATTTGCGAAGTACAACCAACATACGCATTCATTGAAAACTCACCAGCACTTGTTGTTCGCGGACTCGACAGAATTATGTCTGACCTTGCCTCAATGGGGTACGATGCTAGATGGGGAGTGCTGGGAGCTACCCATGTCGGCGCACCACATCGTCGAGAAAGGTGCTGGATTGTGGCCTACTCCAACAAAATCGGTTTACAAAGGCAGTGGCCCAAGCCTAATACGCAAGGATGGGAAGATGCGTGGAGATCGTTTGGATTACGCTGTAGAGAGGAACTCGGACGGGAGCAGCACTGGTGGAAAACTGAACCCAACGTGGGTCGAGTGGCTAATGGGGTGGCCGATAGGGTGGACAGACTTAAAGCCCTTGGAAATGGACAAGTTTCTTTTTGTGCAGCATCAGCATGGAGAATCTTAAATGAACTGGCTACAAGCTGAGATCGTCGAAGGTATCCAAAAGCTGATGGCTTTGAGACTCCGAAATACGCCACCTAGTGATACGTTAAAAGCCACTGCTGTGGTTTGGCATGACGTATTTAGTTCCAGACCTATTGCCTGGGATCAGGACTTAGATTCGCAAAGGATAAAAAAAGGCTTCACAGAACTTTGCGCGACGTCTGATTCTTGGCCGTCTCCTAGTGATTTCTTTCGAGTTCTACCTGCGAGGAAACAGGCTTTAATGCTTCCAGATAATACTAATAAATCTTACAGTCCAGAAACTAAAAAGATGGTGACAGACTTACTTAACAAAATGCGAAGGAACGTGGATGGGTCAGAAACACAACGATGAGAAAAAAAGAATAACAGAAGCTGTTAATAAGTCTACAGGAACTAAGTTCTGCTCTCATTGTAGGTCGTATCAAAGGATGGAAAACGGTGGTTGGGTCGTTACTGCGAACCGATCAAGACGATGGAAGTGTCAAGGATGTATGGGGAAAAAAATTGAACGCAATAGACCTAGCTAAAGACATTATCTACGGTGACAGAGAAGAAACTTACGGGCATCCAAGTAAGAACTTGGTATCAATCGCTCAACTCTGGACTATTTATCTTCATCAAAAATATGGAAGTAATGTTATCGTCAACGCTGAAGACGTTTGCTGGATGATGAATCTATTAAAAATGACCAGGCAGATGAACAGTGCAAAACAAGACAACGTAGTCGACGCTATTGGTTATTTAGCTCTGATAGATAGGTTAGGAGAGAAGAAATAGACTGCGAACACAAAGGCCACGTTTTCGATTTTAACTGTAAGACTTGTAGAGACAGATTCATACTTACTGAACCGTGTAAATATTACAGAAAATCTTTAGCGGATCATTTATCAAAAAGATGGGGCGAATTTGACTACAAAAAGGAACCTTCATGCGGGTGTCTAAGAAAGTGCAAAAGGATAGCGACAAAAAACACATACTCAGGACAGAAGTAACGTATGAGATCGCGGAACAGATTTGTGTTGCCCATTTAGAGTCGATTAAGGAAGACCTTGAACATTACCTTAAAGGTAAGGTTTTGATCATCGCGGACGATCTATCAGCAGATAAGAAACTGTTAAAGAAAAAGATTGACGCGATCAACGAAATCATTGAATATTTAACCAAATGAAGAAAAAGAAACTTCCTACCCTCTCAGCTCTTGAGAAAAAGCTAGACAAGATTTTTTCCGAATACATTAGACGTAAGGACGCTGACTACGGAGGAACGGTAGAGTGCTGCACCTGCGGGAAGTTAGAGTATTGGAAGGACGTTGATGCGGGACATTTTATTAAAAGACAACACCGGTCTGTAAGGTGGGATGAAAGGAACGTCCATCCACAATGTAGACGAGACAATCATTTCATGGGTGGGAGACAAGACGATTACGCTAGGTTTATCATTAAAAAATACGGTCAGACACAGTTTGACGAGTTAATGCGGCTTAAATACACTACTGTTAAACATACTAGATCAGACCTAGAAGAAATGATTGAAACATATAAAGAGAAACTGGAAAACTTGTGAACGATGATGATCTGGATGTTATCGAGGCCGCACTAATTTACCTATGTATTCAAAACAATGGGGAATGTCACATTAACTTTCCAGAAGACGTATATCCTGGCACGTTAATGTATCGGGTAGAAGCTGATGGTATTACATTCAAATACCGAGACGAGAGAGTATTAAATTGAGCGATGAAATTGACGCTGCGAACGACCACGCAGAAAAGATGTTGGATAGTCAGATAAAAGCCGTCCGAAAGAAGGC